CTGACCATGGAACGGGGGTCAGGTACTGAGGTTAATTATGACTCAAGTAGAACTACAAGCTCGAATCAAAGAGCAAAGAGATCATGCTAGATTACAATTACTTAAGTATCGTGGCATAGCATACAAAAAGGTAACTGGGTAAGCCAGCTGGGAGGTGCAAGTCCTCCCTTACCACTTGGCAAAAGCCCTCCACGGAGGATACCTTTGGCCGTCTAGACGGTGTGGATAGACACACAAAATCTCGAGAAAAATTAGTACTAAACAATATCAACTTTTAACAATCCATAACAATGGCATATCCCGGATCGTTTGATCATCAGTCAAACGTAAACCCAACGCAGCTTACAAGACAAGGTGCGTTAAATGGCGGTACTGATCCTAGAGCCCTTTATCTTAAACTCTTCTCAGGAGAGATGTTTAAAGGATTCCAAAGGAACACAATCGCTAGAGACTTAGTGCAGAAGCGTACACTTACAAGCGGTAAGAGTATGCAGTTCATCTACACTGGTCGCACAACAGCTGAGTACCATGTACCCGGCCAGAGCATACTCGGAAACGACCAAAAGGCACCTCCAGTTGCTGAGAAAACTATTACAATCGATGACCTATTAATCAGTTCAGCTTTTGTATATGAGCTAGACGAGACATTAGCACACTACGATCTACGTGGTGAAATCTCTAAGAAGATTGGCTATGCTCTAGCTGAAAAGTATGACAGACTCATCTTCCGTGCTATTGCAAAGGGTGCTAGACAGGCTTCTCCTGTTGCTATGACTAACTTTGTAGAGCCCGGTGGAACACAGGTCCAAGTTGGAGCTGGTTCTGATGCAGACGACGCATACAACTCAACACACTTAATCTCCGCTTTCTATGATGCAGCAGCTGCACTAGATGAGAAAGGAGTTTCTGGCGACGGAAGAGTTGCTGTGTTGAACCCAAGACAATACTACGAACTTATCCAAGCTGTAGGTTCTAATGGTCTTGTAAACAGAGACGTACAAGGTACAGCTCTACAGAGTGGCGAAGGTGTAATTGAGATTGCAGGCATCCAGATCTTCAAGTCAATGAACATCCCATTCTTCAGTAAGTATGGTACAAAGTATGCTCCTAACTCAGGTGCATCTGCTGGTACTGACCTTGCTACAATTAATCCCGGAAACACAGGCGACTTCATCTCTGAATCTACAGAAGATGGTAGAGCTAGTGTAGCTGGTATTAACAACAACTACGGAAACTCAACAGACTTTGCAAACACATGTGGACTTATCTTCCAAAGAGAAGCTGCTGGTGTTGTAGAAGCTATTGGACCACAAGTTCAAGTAACTTCTGGAGACGTTTCAGTTGTATACCAAGGTGACGTAATCCTTGGAAGACTAGCTATGGGAGCAGATTTCCTAAACCCAGCTGCTTGTGTTGAATTGTTCGCTGGAACAACAACTAAGCCATCTGGATTCGGTACTACATACCCAGCTAACGCTTAATTTTATTCTTATACGGGGGCTTCGGCTCCCCTTTTTTTTATGGCTTCCACAACTATTGACCTCGATACCGAACTATCCGCAGTTAACTCAATACTGGGAGCTATCGGGCAGTCACCATTGACTACTTTAAACTTTGACAATCCAGAAGTATCAATGATCTACAACCTACTCCGTGATGCTAACGTAGACACGCAAGCAGAGGGGTGGCATTTGAACAGAGAAAAGCATGTAAAGTTTGCTATAGATACTAATGGTAGAATTGCTATTGGTAATGATATACTTTCTATGGATTTACATGACAACTACACTAAACGAACTAGAGATCTCGTACGTCGTAATGGATTTATCTATGACAAGATAGAACATACAGATGTCTTTACAGAAGACTTAGATCTTGATGTCGTAAGACTATATAACTTTGAAGATCTACCTACTCCTTTTAGAAGATACATAACATACAGAGCCTCGAGAGTTGCTGCTACAAAGCTAGTTGCAAACCCTCAGCTAGCAAAACTACTAGCTCAACAAGAAGCTTTATCAAGAGCCGCACTTATGGAATACGAGTGTAACCAAGGCGATCACAGTATGTTTGGATTTGAAGAAGGATCTACTTATCAAACCTATCAACCTTGGAAAAACCTTAGACGATAATGGCAAGCATAACACAAACTATCCCTCAATATTCACTAGGAATGTCAGAGCAGCCTGACCAGCTCAAGTTTCCCGGTCAGGTATCAGAGGTAACAAACGCAATACCAGACATAACCAGAGGTCTATTTAAAAGACCGGGTGCTAAAAGAATTGGCACTGACGCACTATCTAGTGTACAGAGTGGAGGTTCGTGGTTCCATTACTTTCGTGATGAGACAGAAGGATCTTACATTGGACAAGTAGCAGCTGATGGTCAAGTCAGAGTATGGCGTTGTAGCGACGGTACACTGATGACTACAGCTTACGGCACAGGTGGTCAGACAGCTATACAAAACTATCTAGCTACCAGCACTCCAGAAAACCTACAGTTCTTAACAATCAATGATACGACTTTTGTTACCAACCGTGATACTACTAATGCTAACACTCTCGTTGGGACAACGGGAACTACAGATGCTACACCAGATGCTCACTTCGGGTTCATAGAACTCTTACGTACAGAAAATGGTAGACAGTATGGTGTCAATATAAACAACGGTGCAACAGTCACAACTCTTACTCGAGCTACACGTATTAAAATATCAAGTGATACACTAGACGAATCGGACGGTACAGGACACTGCCCCGGCATAGGTACACAGGTGTTTAGTGTAGACTCAGGTAGTAAAACAAACTTAATATTTAGAATCAATACTTTAGGTCAGCAAGGTGTTAGTCCTAACTACAGTGCTAATACAAACGGCCCCGGTGGTAGTAACTACAGATGTAGCTACAGTAGAGAAGCAATATTATTACATGGTGGAGAAGGTTGGGTTACAGGTGACACAGTTACAGTAACTCTAGATTCTGCTTCACAAAACTTTAACTATACTATACGTGTAGAAGATCATGAATCTACCCAAGTAAATGCTACAATCTCTTCTAATGGGGACGGTCTTATACGACCAGAGCCTACTCCTTTTGATGCCGACACAGCTGTTACTGCTGATACTATTATTGGTGGTATTCTAGCTGAGTTACCGTCTGGTGTTACAGGTAAACATATAGGTACAGGTATATATCTTTCCAGCTCTAACCCATTTAGTGTTGAAGTTGTGGAAGAAGACTTAATGAGATGCTTTCAAGACTCAGTTAACGATGTACAGAACCTACCTAATCAATGTAAGAATGGTTATATTGTCAAGATTTCTAACTCTAGGATGTCAGATGAAGACGATTACTACCTTAGATTTGATGGGGCTAACAACAGAGACGGTGTAGGTTCTTGGTCTGAATGTGCTAAGTCTGGTATAGCTAAGACTCTTACTAACATGCCGCTGGTTATACAGCGTACAGCTACTACTACATTTACAGTCAAACAGTTTACCTATCAAGATAGAAGAGTAGGTGATGATACAACTAACCCCATGCCCTCTTTCGTAGGTGCACGTATAAATAAAGTATTGTTTTTCCGTAACAGATTAGCAATACTATCAGGCGAGAATGTTGTAACATCACGGCCCGGAACCCTTGGTACACCTGACTTTTTTGTTGAAACAGCTCTTACAGTATCAGCTAGTGACCCTGTTGATATATCAGCTGCATCTATGTTTCCATCAGAACTATTTGATGGTATAGAAGTAAACACAGGTCTGGTAGTATTTAGTACAAACCAACAATTCTTACTTGCATCAGATGATACAGTATTTAACCCTGATACTGCAAAGCTGCGTAGTATAGCTACGTTTAACTACAACGAAACTATAGCACCTATATCATTAGGCACTACTCTAGCATATGTTGATAACTCTGGTAAGTTTAGTCGCTTCAACGAGATGGCTAACGTACAACGTGAAGGAGAGCCGTCTATTGTAGAAGTTACTAAAGTTGTACCTACATTACTACCTAAAGATATAGACTTACTTACAAACTCCAGAGAAAACTCTATTATATTACTTGGTAAAACAGGATCTGATACTGTCTTTGGATATAAGTATTTTCAAGTATCTGAGAAAAGGCAGCAGGCTGCGTGGTTTAAATGGAAGCTTAATAATCCATTGATATATCATTTTATTATTAATGATGAGTACTTCTTTTTAGATAGTGACTACTATTTACAAAGCATTAAGCTGGTACAGACTGAATCTGACCCTGCTATTGTACAAGATAATACAGACTTTCTACTGCATGTAGATAACCACACTACTGTTAGTGGTGGTAGTTATAGTGCAGCAACAAACCTAACTACATTTTCTAGTGTAAGCTGGTTAAATACAGTTACTACACCTAACCACGAGTTAGTTGTAATTGATACTAATACTAACTCAGCACGAGTTGGTCGATACGCAAAACCTACAGTAAGTGGCACAAGCTTTACCTTACCCGGTAACTGGTCTAGTGCTACGTTGACTATAGGCTATATCTATCCATACGAAGTTAAGTTTCCTACATTCTATCCAACTAGGCAGTCTGGTAATAATACTAGATCTGATGTAAACTCATCCCTTGTTTTACATAGAATCAAGTTTCACTTTGGTAAGATAGGTCTATACGAAACCACACTTGAACGTGTAGGTAAAAACGATTATACAGAAGTATATGAGTCTACAGAACTAGACGAGTACGACGCATCTGATGCACCGTATCTTGAAGAGTTTATTAAGACTGTGCCTGTATACGAAAAGAATACAAACGTAGATGTCACGCTACGATCATCGCACCCAGCTCCAGCTACATTACGTGCTGTATCTTGGGAAGGTGATTACTCCCCCAAATATTACAAACGTGTCTGATTACATACACCCAATTACAATGGAGGCTGCCGCAGAGGTTGCCTCTAATCTCCGTCCAGATGACCACAGAGAGGTCGAAGAAGGCCATGGTATACTACCAGCCCTTTTACCTATTCTGATGTGTCACAACTCATCCTACGTGTATTTTACAGTGCCTGACGGCAAGACTGCTGGCATGGCCGGAGTAGGAGAAGAAGGTGATATATGGATGCTATGCACCCCTGATATACACCGATACCCAATTACATTTGCAAGAGAGGCAAAGCGGTATGTCGATAGCCGACCTGAGCCCCTCCTTTGGAATATAGTTGACAGTAGAAACAAAGCACACTTAAAGTTGCTAAAGTTTCTTGGCTTCAAGTTTTTACGCAAGTTAAAACATGGGCCGAACAATATAACATTTATAGAATTTTGCCGTGTGCGTAGACGCTAATGCAGGGGCTAGAGCAGCCGCTAGAGAAAGAGCTGCTCAAAAAGATGCCCTGTTTGCACAAGAAGGACTAAAGTTCTTCAACAAAGAAACACAACTCGCAAGAACACAGAAAAGAAATGTCGTAGGTTACTCACGTGATTTAAGTGATGCCTATGCTGGTGCTCTTGCTGCCCAAGGTAAGGGTAGAAAACAAGTAGAAAATGCTGCACGTAAGTATTTTAGAGCTAAAGGCACTGTTAATGAAGGTGGTAGATCTAAAAGATTTGGTACAGCACAACTACAAGGATACCTCGCAGCTCAGTCTGAAGTTGAATCAGTTATTGATAACGTATTACGACGTAATATGGCGTATGCTACAGAGGGTGCTAAACGTCAATTCCAAGCTAAACAAGCTCAAGGTCGAGAAGCTTTAGGTATACCAGCTGCGTATGGTGCACCTGTTATGATGCCTCCTACAAACAGATTAGGTGGTGCTTTACAGATAGCAAGTCAAGTAGCAAGTATATATAGTGGCTTTGGTGGTGCCGGTTTATTTAACTTTGGTGGAGCTGGAGCTGCTGCTGGTGCTGGTGCTAGTTCAAGTTTTGGATTAGGAATATCATCAGGATTCGGGTCTTCATTTGGGACTTATGGTGGACTTATAGGAGGAGGCCTATTTTAAATTATGACATCATCATTCGGAAATCTCATAGGTAAAGAACGGGACGAAATACCCGGCTACGGTATAGCAAACTATGCAGAAACAGAGCCTGATCTAACTAAACAAGTTAACGATCAGATTACAAGAAATCAAGAGGACACTAAACGGTTCTACGATGAGATGGCTGAAATACAAAAATTGATTGCAGAGACTCCTATGAAAAATTTGGAGTCCTTAGCAACTTTTTCTAGATCAGCCAGTCAAGCTATACAAGTTTTTAAAGATCGTCAAGAGACACAAGACTTAATTAACGAGTCAATGGATTTCTTAGATAAAAATTCTACTGCTGACTTGTATGAAAAAGAAGGTAAGTTTGAACTAGAAAACTCAAAGTTTCAAAACCAACTAATGAATGAAAAAGGCGATCTAAAAGATCCGGCTCAAAATTTATTAAACAATCTAAACGTAGAACTACCTACAGATGTTGGGATAAAACAGCTATTCAGAATATATAACCAAGATACCGTTGGAGCTAGAAACCAGTTTCTCAATCAAAGTGGTGCTCAAGACATTTCTGATGTAGACGAATACCTTAAGTTACATAATGCTGCTGATGAACTAATGATCACCAACTTGCTTCGTAGAGCAAGAGGTCTTGGAATAGATACTAACAGCAGAGAATTTAGAAAGGCTTTTTACAATACTATCTACCCTGATATTAAGCAAAGAAGAGAAAACAATTTCCAGTCTTGGAAAGGTAACGCTAACAGAAACTTTGAAAGAATAAACAAAAAGAAAACTAGAGATATTATTATTAAGACTCTTGAGCCTTACTCAGAAAACGCTAAGTTTGATGTAGATGTAATGACTCTTGTTGAGACTGTTAAAAATAGAATACCAGAACTTAAAACTAATCGTGATGCTATAGAGTATATATTTAGTGAGGTAGCCGCAGAAACAGGTGAGGATGACCGAAGATTAAATGTCGAACATCTAGAATATCTTTTTGATGGGGCTATTTTTGAACACACTGCTACTGGTACAAAAAGCACTATAGCAGATGGTGATTTTAAATTTAAAGATACTCTTAACTCTATAATGCAAAATGCAGAAATACAGAGAGCTAATGAAGTACAACAGAGCAATAGAGCTGATGAGGTCTTAGCAAAAGACGAGTATAACCAATTTAAAAAAGAAAACCCAAACGCATCACCGGGATCTGAGTCTGATTTTTTAAGAAATCTAGAGGCAAAGTATCCGAGTTTCGATGCAAGCACACTAACCAGTGGATCTGGAAATACTGGTGGTGAGTATGATGGGCAGGCTGATAAGCCAGATGCAAGTATTGATTACAAAGAAAAACTTACAAATGACTTTATAAAAACTGGTACTGATGTTACTGATATTCAACAGTTTGAAATAGATAAAGCATACGGTGATTTTAAATTTAGAGTAGCTAATTTAGTTGATAATGGTGTTGAGCCACAGGTAGCCCAAGACAACTCCTATGCTATAGTAAGAGATAACTTAGTGGATGGTAGGTACTCAGCAAAAGCAATAGAAGCAAGAGAAGGTAGATCTATACAACCTTTTGATATACTTGCCGATAATGAGCTTTTACGATCTGACTCTAATAAGGTTAGGTTTAACTCTAGTTTTAACTCACTTGCCGAGCAAATAGCACTTGTACAATATAAAAAACATAAATTATATGGTGAACCGTTTCCAAACTATTTTGCTGGTGTAGTTAGAGGTACTAAAATATCTAAAACTCAATTTGCTGAAGATAGATTTAGAGCTACGAATGGCTATGATGGGTTAGGTGAAATTGCTGAACGCTTTACACCAAATAAGAATAATGTCTTAGTAGACAAGCAGTATGGACTTACCCAAAAACAATTAAACGAATTTGAAGTTAAACCAAACTTAACTAAAAGTAATACTAAACTTTTACAAAGCCCAAAACTTGCTGAAAGAGTGTTAGAAGGTTTTCATAAAGAAGGTAATACAGTAGGTACGTATCAACCAGCTATCGGTTTCGGTAGAATAAATGGTAATACTAAAACTGTTGGAGAAATGTTATTGTATGCAGATAGAGGGGCAAGTAACTTTGGCCTGTTTGGGCTTACTGCACAAGAACTAAGAGAAGCAACAAAATCTGGTGCTATAAGTAAAGACGCAATTTTTGATGCAAAAACTCAAACTGAAATGGTGTTTGAATTATTTAGACAACGCTCTAACAGAACTAACAGTATTAGAGGTGCTATTATTCAAGCTGAATTTGGTGGCGAACGAACAGTATTTGAAGGTGATGAAAAGGAACAAAGATGGGACAGATTAGTTAATTTAACTGAGTCTGAAAGAGATCTTATTCTTCAAGTATTTCCTTTACTAAGAGATACACCTATGAATCAGTTTCAAAATCTTACAGGTGGCGTTGTATTAGAAATTGAAAAACTAATTAAAAAGGGTGAATATAGAACATCTGAAAAGACAAAAGAAGATATGAGATTTAAGATGACTGGTACTAAAGATAAAGAACTACAGAAGAAGATTCTAGAAAACAAATCAACCGAAGCCTTTGGTGGCTTACCCGGATAAAAAATGACAGATTCAAATTACTCTAATGTGGATATAAACATTGATCCTGAGTATGCTGATTATTTAGCAGACGAAGTGGCTCAAGCACAAGACGAGTACGAACAGGCTAGAGATGCACAACAAACATCTCAGTCTAGGTTACAGCAAACGGAAAGAGTTTCTAAGGAAGTTCAAGATGATCCTCGAAATGCTGATAACTGGGGTGCTAAGGCACTAATAAGAGAGGGTCAGTCTATATTGTCAGGTGGTATTCAAGACACAGCTTCATCTCTTGCTACATTTCCAGAGCGTACTATTGATGCGTTGTCTGGTGAAATGCAAAGAGAAAGGCAAGAAACTGGTACATACAGACCAGAGTGGAGCCCGTTTGGAGCGTATGACAATCCAATAGAAACAAAAACATGGTGGGGTAAACAGTTACGTGGCTTAGTCCACTTTGGTACACTTGCAGTAGGTACAGTTGCAGCAGCTAAGGCTGCCGCAGCTTCCGGTCTTGTAACTATACCAGCTGGTTTACTTGCATTATCAAAAGGTAACATAGTCAGAGGTGCAGCTGTAGGAGCTGTCTCTGACCTTATATCAAAAGAGTCCGATGAAGCTAACGCTTTAGGTGCATTACGTGATAGATACGGTTGGATAGATACACCAATATCTACTAAAGATACTGACCATCCAGTTGTAATGAAACTAAAGAATATCGTTGAAGGTATGGGCATAGGTCTAGTCTTTGACGGTCTTGCTTACACACTTGGAAAAGGTGGTAAGAAAAGCGTTGAGCAGATAACTAAACGTAATAAAAGCTTAGAAAAGCAAACAGTAGAAGCTGGTGTAGCACAAATCCGTAAAGGTGAAACAGAGTTTAGAGCAGATAAAAATGCACCTATATCTCAACCACACCAAGGGGCACACATATCTGAGGTTGAACCACAGGTAGCTAGAGAACAGCTATCAAACACACGTACTAAATGGGGCTCAGAAGAAGGTTCTACCGGTTCGGTAACAACACCAGTAGAAAGAGAAAGAATAGCCATGGAAGGCGGTACGGACGACGCTACAGTAGAACGTATTCTAAGAGGTCTACTAAGTTCTGAAAAGTTTGCTAAAGAATTAGACGCAGCAAAAGGCGACAGAAAAGCACTAGCTTCTAAATTTAGAGAGGCTGTAGAAGGGCATCAGCGTATAACTCAAGGCAGAAATGCTATAGAGATGTCACCACAAGAATATCTAAAAGAGTTACTTGAAGCTAGACCAGATACTATAGATGGTGTAGATATATGGACATCTAAAAATGTAGTTATTGCTGATCTTGTAGTAGGTACATTACTTAAGCAAGTTCGTGATTTAGGCACAGCTGGTCGAGAAATAGCAGATCTTGTTGATATACAGGATATTGATGGACCAACAAAGCAGCTCGTTGATACTATGCTGACTGCACTTTACGAAACTAAAAAAGCTAGATTTGTAAAGTCTGATTCATTTAGAGAATTAGGATTAGGCAAGAAGAGTAAAAAGACTATAGAAGAAGCTACACAGGCGTCTCTTACAGATGCTAAAGATTCTATTATGTCTATACTTAAAATAGCTGGTGATGACAAAGATGATAATTTATTAAACGCCTTGTATGAAGCATTTTCTATGATAGATAGTGTTAATACATTAGATGACTTTGATAACTGGGCAAGAAAAACTATACTTGGAGGACAGCTAGAAGCTACTAGCCCTAACAGAACAGGTGCTATGATACGTGAACTCGAAGGTGTAATGACACACAGTATACTGTCTGGTCCTAAAACACCAATCCGAGCTATTATGGGTACGTCTACTGCAACAGTATTAAGACCTTTAGCTACAGCACTTGGATCAGTTTTAAGACTACCATTTGATGGTAATGTTGCTGACGTAAGAGCAAGTCTTGCATCAGTAAACGGTATGATAGAAGCTATACCAGAGTCCTTTACCTTGTTTAGAAGTAAACTAAACTCATACTGGAAAGGTGATATAAGATCAATCAAAACACGTTATGCAGAGTTTACACAGGCAGATGATAACTGGGAGATACTACGTCGTTGGGCAGAAGATAGTGGCCGAGCTAGTGAGGGAGAGCAAGCAGCTTTTGCTGTAGCTAACATGGCACGTCAGATGAACAACAGTAACTTCTTGACATACTCTACTAAACTTATGGCTGCGACTGACGATGCGTTTGGTTATGTACTTGGTCGTGCTAAGATGCGTGAAAAAGCTATGCGTAAAGTTCTTGAGTTGCAAGATAACGGTTATAAAGTACCTAAGATTACACCAGAGTTAATGCGAGCATATGAAGATGATTTTTATGCACAAGTATTTGACGCTAACGGTAACATCATAGACGAAGCTACAAAGTTTGGTCGTAAAGAAGTAACATTAACACAAGATCTTACAGGCTTTGCAAAAGGTTTAAACGATGTATTTACTGCTACACCTTTAGCTAAACCATTCTTTTTGTTTGCTAGAACTGGTGTAAACGGACTCGCACTAACAGGTAAGTATACCCCCGGTTTTAACTTTTTAGTTAAAGAGTTTAACGATATAGCTTTTGCTAATCCTAACGACTTAGCTAGTGTAAACAAGTATGGTATATTTACTCCAGAAGAACTAGCTAATGCACGAGCTTTACAGACAGGCCGATTGGCAATAGGATCTGCGGTTACATTTATGGCTACACAGGCATGGATGCGTGGTGATCTTAATGGTAATGGACCAGTTGACAGACAGAAAAGGCAGCTATGGCTTGATGGTAAATGGGAACCTAGAACATTTAAAGTAGGTGCAGTTCGTGTTGGTTACGACCAGTTTGAACCATTTAACCTTATCATGTCTACTATAGCTGACGTAGGTGATGCAAGTCAACTTATGGGTGAAGAGTGGACAGAAAACGAATTAGGTAAAATATCTCTTGTTATAGCTCAGGCTGTTACAAGTAAGTCATACCTAGCTGGTATACAGTCTTTTGTTGACCTATTTGCTGGTAGACCCGGCCAAGGAGGTCGTATCGTATCAGGCTTGCTTAACAACACAGTGCCTTTAGCTGGTATTCGTAACGACTTAGGTAAACTATTTACCCCGTACATGCGTGAAATAAACTCAGGTGTGTTTCAGTCTATACGTAACAGAAACTTAATTACAGAAAATTTAACTGCTAATCAATTACCTATTAAGTACGATATGCTTAACGGTAAACCACTTAAAGATTGGGACTTTCTTACTCGTGCATTTAACGCAGTAAGTCCTGTTAGTCTTAATCTAGAACAAAGTGAAGGTAGAAACTTCTTATTTGATAGTGGTTACGATTTACGTACATCAACATACTTCGCACCAGATAGCACAAACTTGACTGACCATCCTTATATTAGATCAGAGTTTCAACGTGCACTAGGTTCTCTTAACTTAGAACTCGAGCTTAACAAACTAGCTAAAGATCCTAGTATGTTAGCATCTATGGAAAAAATGTATGAAGATATACGTGCAGGCAAACGTGCACAGTTTAATGCTAGAGACTATTATCATAATAGAATTATAGATAGATTGTTTAAGCGTGCTAAAAAAAAAGCATGGGCATCAATCAAGGATGATCCTAATATAGCAAGAGTAATAGAAAGACAGCGTTTAGCCAAAATAGAACAGGTAAATAAACGATCCACTTCTGCAAACATCCTCAACATATACAAATAAATGGCAACAACATTCGTAGATTACACTGGGGATGGGAACGCAACTAAGTCGTTTTCTTTCCCTTCTATAAAAGAAGCTGATGTTAAAGTAGAGGTAGATGGTGTCGTAAAGACAACCAGTACTCACTATAACATAACCAGCTACACAACAACAGGTGGTGGTAACGTTGTTTTTACATCAGGCAACATACCAGCAAGCCCAGCTGCAATACGTATCTATCGTGATACAGACGTAGATAATGCTAAGGCAACCTACACAGCAGGCTCCTCAGTTAAGGCAGGCGATCTTAACAACAACAATGAGCAGCTACTATTTGCTGCACAAGAAGAGCAGAATCAAACAGTAACAACATCTGGAATAAAAGATGCAGCAGTCACTACAGCTAAGATAAAAGCTGACAATATTACAAGTGCACTTATAGCTGACGATCAGATTAATTCCGAGCACTATGTAGATGGGTCTATTGATACCGCACACATAGCAGACTTACAAGTTACAACAGCTAAAATCGCAGCTGATGCAGTAACAGGTGCTAAGATTGCAGATGACAGTATAAACTCTGAGCATTATGTAGATGGTAGTATTGATACAGCTCACATAGCTAACAACCAGATAACAACAGATAAGTTAAATACTAATGCTGTTACAACTGCTAAGATTACAGACGCTAACATTACAACTGCTAAGATAGCAGACTCAGCTATTACTTCAGCCAAAATACAAGGTCAGGCAATTACAAATGCAAAAATAGCAGCAGACAGTATAGATGCAAATAAAATAGTAAGTAATGCTATTACAACTGCAAAGATAGCAGACTCAAATGTTACTACAGCTAAGATTGCAGATTCGGCTGTTACTACGGCTAAAATACAAGGTCAGGCAATTACAAATGCAAAGATATCTGCAAACAGTATAGATGCAAATAAAATAGTAAGTAATGCTATTACAACTGCAAAGATAGCAAGTAATGCTGTTACAACTGACAAAATTCAAGATGGAGAGCTAACAACACTAGCTGGTATGCAGTCAACAACTGCGTCAAACCTAGCAAGTGCTACAGCTCTTACAGCTACTACAGCCGAGCTAAACCAGCTTGATGGCATAACATTAGAGACTTCTGTTACTACAAACAGTGATACACGTATACCTACATCAAAGGCGGTAAACGATCTTGTATTGTCTGTAACAAATGCTCTTGGTGGTTTTGTAGCTATAGCAAACGAGACTAGCTTTCCTACAGCTAACCCTGACCCAAGCAACGGTGCTGGTACAGTTGTATCTATATCACAACTTGCAAGCGGTCTTGCAGTTAATGGTAGTGGTGTAGCAACTATATCTAACGGTGCTGGATCTGGTAACACTGTAACTATAACTGGGTTTCCTAGCTCATTAGTTAGTCAGACCTTACCAGCAAACAGTGGCTTACAGGTACAAACTACAACAACCTTACATACATATACATTCCACAAACAGTTAGCTAGTGCAGCCGATATACAGGCTATCAGTGCTACAGTTAACTCATTCTCAAACAGATACAGAGTATCAGCTTCTGCACCTACATCTTCTTTAGATGGTGGTGACTTATGGTACGACACAACTAACAGTAAGCTTATGGTTTACTCTAGTCAAAACTCTGCATGGGAAGAGTCATCTGCTATAGGTAACTTCTTTATATGTACAATATCAAGTTCATCTTCTACAGGTGGAGGCAGTGCAACAGCAAATGGAACAGCTTATAGATTTACAATTAGCAACGCACCTCAGTCAGCACAATCTCTTATTGTTAGTGTCGATGGAGTCGTTCAAAGACCTAACGCTGGATCAAGCCAACCAAGCGAGGGCTTCGTTCTTGTTGGCAACGACATTATCTTTGGGTCTGCCCCTGTTAACGGTGCTAGTATCTTTGTTACAGCAATCGGATCAACAGTCGGAATAGGTACACCTAGCGATAACACAGTTACAACAGCAATACTACAGAACGGATCAGTTACAACTGCAAAGATTGTAGATGACGCAGTTACAGCAGATAAAATTGCAAACTCTGTTAACTCAGCGATTGCAGCTAACACAGCTAAGACAACTAACGCTACTCACACAGGAGAAGTTACAGGTGGTACAGCTTTAACTATTGCAGATAACGTAGTAGACGAAGCTAACCTTAAGGTATCTAACTCTCCAAGTAACGGCTATTTTTTATCAGCTCAGTCTGGTAACACAGGTGGTCTAACTTGGGCACAAGTAGATTTAACTTCTGTTGACGCTGATACTGTTGATGGTATTCATGGTGCAAGTTTCTTAAGGTCAGACGCTACTGATATTAAAACTGCTGGTCATTTAACTTTTAACGATAATATAAAATCAAAGTTTGGAACTGGTGGAGATTTAGAAATTTATCACGATGGAAATAACTCTTATATAACTAATTCATCTGGCTATACAATATTAGATTCAGTAGTTGGAGCATTTATAAAAACAAATAATGAACACGCTATTGATGCTTTTCAAGATGGAAAAGTTGCACTTTATTATGATGGTAGTTCTAAGTTTGAGACAACAAGTGCTGGAGCTACAGTTACAGGTGCTTTAACAGTAGATAATGCTGGTGGTAATGCGGTTCTTGGTCAAAATTTATCTTTAGTAGATAATGGAAAAGTTAAACTTGGAGCAAGTGATGACTTACAAATTTATCACGATGGATCAGATTCGTTCATAAAAGATACAGGTACAGGAGCTTTAAAAGTATGCTCAAACTTATTTAGAGTTAATAACGCTGCCAATTCTGAAGCTATGATTAAAGCTCAAGAAAACGGAGGTGTAGAGCTATCTTACGACAGCAGTAAAAAGTTTGAGACTACAAGTGGTGGAGCTAAAGTTAGTGGAGATTTAGATGTTGTTGGTCATGCTTTTCCTAATGCGAATAATACTTACGATTTAGGAACATCAGGTAATCGTTGGAGAAACGTCTACACCAATGACCTTCACTTATCTAACGAAGGACATTCAAATGATGTCGATGGTACATGGGGTAACTGGACAATACAGGAAGGAGAATCAGACTTGTTCTTAAAAAATAATCGTTCTGGTAAGAAGTACAAATTTAATTTAACGGAGGTATCATAATGGCATTTATTGGTAAAAATGCTGTGCATTGCTGGTGTAAATTTGGTGGATCTGGAAATGTATCTTCTTCAGCTACTGGATATAATATATCTTCAGCAGCAGACAATGGTGAAGGAGATTACACAATAAATTTTACAACAGCTTTTATTGACGCAGATTACTGCCAAGCTACAGGAAGCGACAACGGTTCTAGTCAAATAAGAGTTAATTGCAGACATACCCAAACTACAAGTTCATATAGATTTACTACTCGCCATGCTTCTGGCGTAAATGATGCAGGTAACGGTATGGTTTCTTTCTTTGGTAATCAATAAATTATGGCACATTCAGATAAAAAAGTTATTTTTAAAAGGCCAGATGGAACTATTGGTATTCTTATGCTAGTAGATAACTGTCCTTTAAGTTTTGATGAAATTATAGCAAAAGATGTACCACTTAATTGTAAATACAAAATAGTTAATAAAGACGAAGTACCAACAGACAGGTCTTTTAGAAATGCTTGGACTGTTGATGACTCAGAATTAACGGATGGTGTAGGAAAAGGAGAGTACGTCTAATGGCAACAATTATTAAAACAGACATGGCAAAAGCCAAAGAGGTTCACAAGGCAAAAATTAGAGGAGCAAGAATTGATAAACTAGCTGCTCTTGATGTCGAATTTCAAAAAGCTTTAGAAACAAGTGCAGATACCACTTCAATAGTATCTAAGAAGAAAGCATTACGAGATGCACCAGCAAATGCTGCTATAGATGCAGCCAAAACAGAAGCTGAATTAAAAGCTGCATGGGATACGGCTGTACTCGGTACATCACCTTATAATTAGTTATGACATTAACACAAATAAATAAGGCTGGTCTAGACGAGTTAGCTCTGGATCATGTTTTTACAATAGGTGCTAGTGGCAGTAATCACTACACCTTTCAAGGAGAGGGTCTTAACGGAACAGTTAACGACCCCACACTTTACCTAACAAGAGGTAAAACATATAGGTTTGAGAACGGCACAGGTGCTCATCCTATACGTATACAAAGCACTGCTGGAGCAAGTGGTACTGCATAC